CCACGGGGGCTATTCAGCGCGTGCTGGTGGGCGACCCGACGATGCTGGTGGATCAGGTCAGTGCTGGCCAGTCGTTGTGGGTCATGGGTGTCGGTGACGACGGGGCCAAGATTAACGACCGGTGGGTGTTTGTTAACGGGGCGGGTGAGTTCGAGATCCTGCCTGGCGCGCCGGGCGGTGTCGGGCTGCCGGCCGGCACGATCCATTTCGTGGTGTCGGCATGAGCTTGTGCGTTGAGGGCGGCGCGCCTGCTGGGCGAGGTGCGGGCATGCGATCGCGCGCCGTGACCACCCGCATTGAGGCATGTCTGTGACCCTGCACTCTGATGCCCGCAAACTGAACTGGGCGATGATCGGCGTGATTGTCGCGCTGGTCATGCAGGCCGCTGCGCTGGTTTTCTGGGGCGGCGGGATCAATCAGCGGGTGTCGAGCCTGGAGCGCACGGTTGCGCCGCTGGCCGACGGGACGCTGGCCCGGCTGGATGAGCGGACACAGGCGATGAAGGAACAGTTGGACCGCATAGAAAAGCGCGAGGGCCAGTGACCGACCACACCGCACTGCCCGACCACCCGATGCGCGCGCACTGGGCGTGGCAGATGTTTGACCGTCTGTGGCGACCGACTGCCGGCTGGGTCGTTGTGGCGGGTCTGGTCTATGCCGGCGTGATTGGCCCCGCGATCGAGAAGCCGATGGCTGAGGGTTATCTGGTTGCTTGGCTGACCTTCTGCGCTGCCATGCTGGGCCTGAAGACGATTGAGAAAATCCGGGGGGTGGCGTGATGCCGTACCGTCTGTCTGACCGATCCAAGCGCAATCTGATTGGTGTTCATCCCGACATGGTCGCGGTCGTGACTCGCGCCATTGAGATCACGCCGGCTGATTTCATGGTGATTGAGGGCGTCCGCACGCCGGAGCGCCAGAAAGAGCTGTACGCGCAGGGGCGCACCAAGCCGGGCAAGAAGGTGACGTGGACGCTGAACAGCAACCACTTCAAGCAGCCGGATGGGTTTGGCCGTGCGGTCGACCTGCTGCCGGAGCCGTATGACTGGAAAGACCCCGGCCAGTTTGACAAGGTCGCGCGGGCGATGCGCGAGGCCGGCAAGCAGTTGGGCGTCAAGATCCGCTGGGGTGGCGACTGGGATCAGGACGGCCGTGCCCGCGAGAAGGGTGAGACGGACAGTCCCCACTTCGAGCTTGCCAGATGATCCGCGTGCTGGCCGCACTGCTGGCTGTGGCGCTGCTGGCGACGGGCATCCAGACCTTTCGTGCCGACCGGCTCAAGGCGGGGCTGGTCATTGCCAATGCTGAACTAAAACTGCTGCGTGAAGCCCGCGACACCGCAATGGCGGACGCGCAGATCCAGGCCGACCAGTGCCTGTCCCGCGTGAACGAGGCCCGCAAGTCGGCCCGGCGCATCGAGACCATTATCGAGAGGCCGATCCATGTCGATTCCCAAGGCTGTGCTGTGCGCGAGCTTGTTCCTGCTGGCGAGTTGCGCGAAGCCCTCCAGCCCGCAACCCCTCCCGCCTAGCCTCTGCACTGAGGTCCGGGCGGAGCCGGAGTTGCCTGAGGGTGCCGGGCTGGTGGCGCCGATGACCGATGCCGAGAAGGACGCCACGCGCGAACTGCTGGCATGGGCGTCTGAGGTTCTGGACTGGGGCCGCGAGGGGTGGGGCCGGGCGGGCACGGCGCGGGGGCTGTGCGGATGACCCTCCGCTTTGTCCCGCCGCAGGATGCTCCGCCGACCGCGGAGCTGATGGCCTTTTGCGAGACCGACCGCCAGCGGGAGTGCGTGCAGGCCGTCATTGACATTGGCTCCGTCACCCACGCGGCCAAGCACCTGAACACGGACGAGCGCAGTTTCCGGCGGATGCTGGCGAACATCAAGGCGCGTGCGGCTGCCGGGGGGCATGCGCCTGAGTACGGCATGACCGAGCAGGTGCCGGACGGGTTCAAGCTCAAGGGCCGATCTGTCCTGCGCAAACTGGACCCGGTCACAGGCCAGCGCGTCGAGGTGCTGTCGTGGGACAAATCGAGCGCGGATGACGAGCGCCGGGCAGAGATGCTGCGTGAGGCGTTTGCCGCGCTGTCCGAGGAGGTTCCGCGCGTTGCGTCCATAGCCCCGCCGGCGAGCACCAACGAGGCGCTGTGCAACCTGTTCACCCTGACCGATTCCCATGTTGGCATGTTGGCATGGCGCAAGGAGGGCGGTGCGGACTGGGACATGCAGATTGCCGAGGACACGCTGGTCGGATGTTTTGAGCAGATGGTCGAGCGATCGCCGCGCGCCGACTCCTGCGTCGTCAATCAGCTCGGCGATTTTCTCCACTACGATGGGCTGCTTCCGGTGACGCCGGGTCACGGGCATGTGCTGGACGCCGACGGCCGTTTCTCGAAAATGGTCCGCGTTGCCATCCGGGTTCTGCGCCGCGTGATCGACCTAGCGCTCGCCCGCCACAAAACCGTGTTCGTCGTCATGGCTGAGGGCAACCACGATCTCGCCTCAAGCGTCTGGCTGCGCATCATGTTCGGCGCCCTGTACGAGAATGAGTCTCGCGTGAAGGTGATTGACAGCGAGCTGCCCTACTACGTGCACGTCCACGGCGAGACCATGCTGGCCTTTCATCACGGACATTTGACCAAGAACGAGCGCCTGCCACTGCTATTCGCCGCCCAGTACCCGCGCGAGTGGGGTGCGACAACGAGGCGGTATGCCCATGCCGGCCACCGGCATCACGAGGAAATCAAGGAGCACTCGGGCATGAAGGTTATCCAGCACTCGACGCTGGCAGCACGCGACGCCTATGCGGCCCGAGGCGGCTGGCACAGCGACCGGCAGGCGACGGCCTACACCTACCATTCGAGGTGGGGGCAGGTCGGGTCCGTGACGGTGACGCCCGAGATGGTGTCGGCGTGAGGTCCGGCATCTACTGCATTAGCGTCACGCGCCCCGACGGCTCCTTGGGGTGCTATGTCGGGCAGACCATCGGTGCGCTTTGCAATCGAATGGCCGTGCATCGCTATCTGCTGCGTCGGGGCACCCACACCAATCTTCATCTTCAGCGTGCCTGGGACAAATACGGCGAAAGCGCATTTGTGTTCTCGACCCTTGAGGCAAACATTCCACCCGGCGACCTGACACTCGCTGAGGAGCGATGGATCATCAGCATGAATGCGATGCACACCGAGGGCGGGTTCAATCAGCGGGTGGCCGCCGGCAGTAACGCTGGGACGAAAAAGCCGCGAGAATCAATCGAGAGGGCTGCGGAAAAAATGCGGGGTCGGCCGCTGAGCGCGGAGCACAAGGCTCGCATCGGGGCGGCAAATCGGGGGCGCCCGCAGTCCGCCGAGGTCCGCGCCAGAATCTCCGCGTCGCTCACAGGGCGGGCGCGCCCGGCATCCGCCACTGAGGCTCAGCGGCTGAAGGTGACTGGCGTGCCGAAGTCGGCCGAGGCCCGTGCGCGAATGTCAGAGGGCAAGCGGCGCGGCTGGGCTCTGCGCAAGGCGGCCGCCATTCAGGCCGTGCCCACGCCATAGCACCGCCCCGTGCGTTGAGGCCCTGCGCCCCGCCGCGCCTTCTCCGCGTATGGCCCGCAAGGCAGCATCCCAACCACCGCGCGAGCCGATCCGCTTTGAGCCTGACGGCCGCATCCTGTCGGCGTTTCTGCTTGCGGACAATGAGTTCGACATCATCCAGGGGCCGATCGGCTCAGGCAAGACGGACGCCGCGATCATGCGTCTGTTCCGGCATGCGAGCCAGCAACCGCCGCAGGGCGACAAGGTCCGCCGCTCCCGGTTTGCCATCGTCCGCTCGACCTTCCCCGAGCTGAAGACGACGACGATCCCCTCGTTCGTGAACCTGTTTCCCGAGGGCACGGAGGCGCAAGGCGGGTTCGGCGAGATGTCGTGGTCGCCGCCGTTCACCTACCACATGCGCTATGGCGACATGGAAGCCGAGTTCATCTTCCTTGCGCTGGACAAGGACGACGACGTCAAGAAGCTGCGCTCGCTGCAGCTCACGGGGATCTATTTCAACGAGCTTCAATACATTAACCTGATGCTCGTGACCGAGGGGCTGTCGCGTTGCGGCCGCTATCCGTCCGTCAAGAACGGCGGGTGCAACTGGTCCGGCGGCATCGCTGACATGAACGCGCCTGAGAGCCTGCACTGGGCCCCAATCATGTTCGGCAAGGCGCCCGTGCCGGACCACTTCACGCCGGACGACGTGCAGAAACACCGACGCCCGCCGGGCTGGTGCCTGTATGTCCAGCCGCCGGCACTGCTGGTGCTGGACGATGCGCTCAAGGCCTCCGGGCTGGAGCCGCTGAATCCGGGCGATGAGGTCGAGTATTGCGTCAACCCGAGCGCGGAGAACCTGCGCTGGCTGCGACCGGACTATTACCCCAAGAAGATTCACGGGGTGACGCGCCAGTGGATCGACGCCAACTGCCGCAACATCGCCGCCAGCCAGATGAAGGGCAAGG